TGTTTAGCGAGAAGAATTGTTACGGTCATAATCAGCATAACGCTTTATGTACTTTTGGCGCAAGTCTGGGTTATCCCATACCCCTGCGTCGATCAAAGCCTGTTTGCGTTCTGGGCTGATATAGATCTCTTTTCGGGTAGACGGCGCGGCATATTCGCGCTTACCGCCGACCGGGGGTCCACCCCGCTTTTTGGCTTTTGGAGCGTCTTCCACAGTGTCTTCCCCATACCGGTGCGGTAGCCGCTTGGCTACACGATTGTCAAGTTCAATCCAATAATCTTCCGTTGCCGGGTTAAACCCTTCGGAAGCAAGGCGCTTATCAATGGCCTGTACGATGGCCGAGTCTTCGTCGTTACCTTTGGGGTCGTACCAATTGTTGGCACCGATCCACTCTTTGGCATACGCCGCGACACGCGGGTCTGGACCTTCTTTGCGCGGTTGAACTTGAGTTTGCGCCTTGAGGCTCTCCAACTGCTTGCGACGATCCATGAGCTGGTCACGGATGGCAAGTGCCTTGGCCACATCTTCGCCCTGACCTTGTTCGATGGCCTTGGCAATGATGCGGTCTACGGTATGGATTTCAGCGCTGGTTTCGTTGAGTCGCTGGTCCGCAGCCTGTTGGTCGTATTCGGTCGTGCGCTTTTCAACGGCTTGCAAGCGGCGTTTGAACTCATCATTCTCTGCCCACCACTAGGTTCCTCTTCGGGTTCCTCGTTGTCCGCATCAGCCAGCCGCTCATCGGATTCATCTTCCGCCGAAGCCTCTGCTTCTAGAGCCTCTTCCTCTGGCTCAGGCGGGGTTTCTGTAACTACGTATTCCTCTTGAGAGGCGTCGTCGTTCTCTGTCAGTTTTTCATTACTCATGGTTTAGCCCTCAGATAAACGCTTTGATGGCAAGCGGGTCACCCACTACGCCACCCACGATGTCTAGGTCGTTAAAGATCACGAAAAGCGCCTCTTCGTCACTACCGAAGGGAACCTTCCACCGATCTCCGCCGTACTTGGGAACGCGAACGTAATCGCCCGGTTTGCACCAAGATCCTTCCGGCCAAGACTCCATCGTGTTGCGATTCTTAAAGGCCAACGGCCCAAGGCTTACGACCTTGGCAATCTGGGTATTCCAGATCTCCGTCTCTCGCGTTTCGGTGTGCAGAATAATTCCGCCTTCGGACGTACGCTTTGCTGTACGAATCTGCACTAAAACACGCGAACCAAATGGAATCAAACCCGGCTCTACACTAGGAAAAGCCTGTTCTAACGTAGCCATTAAATATCCTCTAGGTCGTCTTCTTCTGCTTGTAGAAGTCGATCAATGTAAGTTAACGCGGCCTGCAACCCGGCGTAAGTGCCCACTGCCTTGCCATACTCAAACGAAGCATCCTTACCCTCAAGCTGCCGCTTCATCGCGTCGTGTGCGACACGAGCCTTGGCCCGCTCCAATTCATCAATGATGCGTTCAATCATGCGTTCTTTTTACCCTTTGACATTAGCGCGGGCGTTGCCTTGGGGTCGCCCTTTACCCCTTTGGTCCCTTCGACCATGCCCTTCTTCGGGCCACCGTTCTTCATCTTCTGCCCATCGACGGACATTCCCATCGCGAGCATCTTGTGTTGGTTCATGTAATCGTTTGCCATAAATCACCCTTAAGGATTGATACCCGTACCTGTTGAAACACCGACCTTTTCACCCGTGATGGCTTCCATCGCAGCGATCTGCTTGGCCGTATCGTTGTCTTCACGATTCGTAACCAGCTTGACGTTAAGTTCCGCTGCCTGACGTTTGTCGAGTCGGTCCTGTTTAAGCGCTTCACGCTGCATGTTGTCTTGCGCACGTTGCTGAGTTTGAACTTCCTCGCGCTGAAGTTTGGCTTGCGCGAGCTGCAACTCCGCCTGCTTGACCTGAATGTTCGCTTGATCCGCCGCAGCCTTGCGCTGCACATCGGCCATTTGAGCGGCGACTTTCGGATCTTGCGGCGCATTCATGCCCTGCATCTCTTGGAGCATTCCAATGGCCTGCTGGACAATCTGCGGAATCGCTGAGAACGCTTCTTGCGCATCCGGTACGACACGCTGAGAAGCCGCCGCCAGCATCTGGTCAAATGAGCGTTTGACCTCTTTGTCCTTCACTTTTTGGAACTCGGAAATATCTCGCCCCGCAGCAGCCGAGGCCACCTCAAATATATGGGTCGCGTACCAAAGAGCAATATGCTCCTTGATGTGATTAAGAATTGCGGGAATGAATGTCCCCGCTGTGAGCATAGAAGAACCCAGAACGGGGCTCGTGAGATAATCAAGGTGAACTTGCAAGTGCGCAAGATGGTCTTGTTCTGGGAACGCGCTAACCGGACGCCCCAATGTCGCAGCCACGTTTTCATTGACGGCATTCAACTCCTTCGGGGTCGGAGCAGGCAGTAGTAGTTCCTTGGGGTTCGGAACGCGCAATTGATTGAGAATGCGCTCCTCTACCTTGCGGATGTCATAGACCTGAGGCAGTGCGAGCGCACGCTGGGCAATCGCTTGAACCTGAGCGTAACGCTGGGCCTCGGAGAAGATGTTGGGGTCAGAGACCGGCACCACATCCATCGGGCCGTCAAAGTCTGAACGCTTGACGAGCAGTTCACCCGTCTCGTTCTTGACCTCTTCGTCCTCAAGGTACATCTGATTGAGCCGGTGCAGCACTTTAAGCGTGCGACCCATGGCGTCATGCAATCGCGCATGAATCGCAGAAAACACCGCCATGCCCTGCTCGATGCGGGCCAACTGCGTCCCGACCGGCATGTTGCCTTGGTTCTCAGAGATGTCTTCAAGCGTAGTCCGTACGACGCCCTTGCCTGCTTCAACCAAGAAGCCAAGCAACTGCATCAAGGTCTGTGAAGGCTGGTTGAACGGAATCGGCATCGCAATCTTTCGGATGTCGTCCGAGAACGCGCCGCCTTCGATCTCCTTCACCTCGGTCGGATCAATACGCTCGGACTGACCGCCTTCGCGACCACCCTTGAGCTTCAACATGCCCGGGAAGTTCGCAATGTGCGCAGAGTCCAAAAGCGCTCTCAGTGCACCCGTCGCCGCAGCCGAAATACCGCCAATCATCTGCGGGATGCCAATGGGGTACGCCCCGCGCCACGGGACGAAGGGGAACTCAATGATCCACTGCATCTCCTCCATGGTCGGGTCTTCTTCCCGCCAGTTTCGGTAGATGGAGAGAACCTTGCCCGTGATGTTGTCAATGGACATGATGTACGGCGCTAGACCGTATTCCTCTTCCAGATCCGAGATAACGTACACCTCAAAGATCGTGCGTAGGCCATCGTCGTTGTAGGCGTTAGAGTTACGACCTTCAATCTTGTTGTTGGCCGTTTCGGACTTTGAGTACTCCGGCTCAACCGACGCCACCGGAAGATCCACATCCCGGTACATCCCCGAACGCACACGCTGGAGATACTCAATCTCGGTCACGTACTGGACGTGCGTCTTGCGCTCAGCAGAATAAAAATTCGTTGCCGCAAAGGGCAGATAAACATCATCAATCGCAACATAAAGCGGAACCGGGCGCTTCTTGTTCGCGTCCCACGAGAGCTTCATGTACTGCGCACCGCCAAGCGGTACCTGAGTCAGAAGTTGCTCCAACTCCGCCCGGAACTCGGGCATCTGCTGCGTCAACTGCCAGTTGAGATACTTTGTCTTACGCTGCGCTTTGGCTACTTTGTCAGCGGTGGCTTCACCAAAGATGTAATCCTTCGCAGGACCCTCAGGAGGGAAAAGTTCCTTGATGGCCCTTGCCGAGAAGTCCACGCAGACCTCGGTGAGCATTGGGTGCACGACTTTACTTGCGCCCTGAAACGAAGCGCCGCCCGGTGCATCATCTCCAAGTCCCGTCCGTCGTAGTCCCTCTTCATACTGCTCGTCACGCTTTGACCGCGCTTCCTTGTCTTTGGCTATTTGACCCAGCAAATCCTGCGCAACCGAATCCATGTCCGCTTCGGGCATCGACTCAGCAAGGTTCGCATAGAACTCAGACTCCGCCGCCGGAGCCGTCTCTTCACCAAAGCGGACAATGGCACCGCCGTCCTCGGTGTCTTCTACGTCAGACTCTTCATCCTCGGGAATCTCCAAAAGCTCACCCAGTTCTTCACCGGCTTCTTCGGTCGGATCTTCCATTTCTTCAGACGCCATACGGATTTACCCTCGGACGCGCATTGACAATGAGCCTCGGCTGCAACGGCTTGGGCTTGCTCACACTTATCATATCCTTGTCGGCTAGGAAACGTAAACCTTGGGTGCAAGCATCCATCAAATCGTCATGCCGAATGCTGCCCTCGCCGGAGAACGCACAAAGTTGATACAGAAGCGGTTCCGCCCACGAGCGAACCTGACCCTTGCGCTTCTCAGACTCCACAAACCAGACCATGCCGCTCGCAAAGAGGTGACTCACCATGTGAAGGCGCGTGAGTTTGCTTGCTTTGCCGGGATTGTAAGCGTGCGCGATGATGCCTTCTCTTGCGAGCATCTGCCGAAGCGAAATTCCGCTGCCTTTGTCTTCAATCACGATGGTATCGGGCTTTCTGCCGCTCCCCAACACCCGTCCGGGGCCAATCATCGGCTTGATTAAAGGCCGCTGCTCATCATCGCCGTAATAAACCTCACGCTCTTTGTGCACCCGCTTGATCAAATCCGGCATCCCAAGCCGATCTTCCCAACAATCAAGCAACATGATGCAGGGCTTGTCTTCTTGATGGAATAAACCCAAGACCACACACGCACTCGGGTCGGCATCGGACGTTTTCTTGTCGCGAGTTTGCTCCGTAAACGCCGTATCCAGACTCAAAACGATGTGTTCAAACACCGGCAAGGGCTTTTTCGCTGGCCATAACTTGACCCAATTGCGCTTAATGATCCCCTGCTCTTCCGGATTCAGCACTTCGGCGTGAATTTCCTGCCGACCTAGCGTCGTACCCTCAAATTTCAACAATTGCTGCTGGAAAGTCGGCGCTAAGTTCGCAATGTTCTCGTACGTCGACGCCCGAACCACCGTTACATCGTCGCCATCGCGCTCAATCAACTCACGAATCAGCGCTTTGGGCTTCGGCGTCGTCGTTGCCACAATTCTTGGGTGTTTTCCAAGGCGAAGCGCGAACATAATCATGTCCCACGCCTCTTGGTCGTACTGCCACGCCGCCAATTCGTCGCACCACGCGCCATGCCACTGGCCACCACGGAGCCGGTCGGGCGTTTCAGCACTGATCCCTTTGATGAGCGAGTCGTTCTTTAAGATAATTTCCGACAGCGACCGGTTGTATTCCTTAATCGCACGCTCCGGAATCACCGAAATCAACCCCGAATCACCCTCAAAACACGTATCACGAATGTCCGCAGAGGTCGGCGCACACACCAACCAACGGCTTTCGGGCCTTTGGAATGCTTGCCACCATACCCACTCTGCCGCAGCCCGCGTTTTTCCCGCACCACGACCGGCAAGCATCAACCAAATGGTCCAATCGCCCTTCGGGGGAGCCTGATGCTTGTGCCGCTTCTCACACCACTTGGCATGCGCCTGCAACGCAAACAACTCATCGGTCGTGAGCTTGTTTAAATCCTCAAGGATCTTCTGCGTCTGCGGGCTCGTTGCCGTAGCCGGGGGTGCGTTAAGCGTGAGGGTGGGGCCCTTCTCGGACATATCAGCGATAACGCGAGGTCTTCTTCGCGATCTTGGACGGCTGCTTTACGAATTGCTTGCCAGCGGCCTTGCCCTCTCGCTTGGCACGAGTTGTTGCCGCGTATTCCGCAGGGGACAGCTTCTTTATAGCGTTTAGCCAGTAGCTGAGCTTTCCTCGCGGACCATTGCCCTGCGGCGGTGCCTTGTGTGGCCGATGCCTTGATCTGATTAAACAACTTCTTGCGCATCTCGGGCTTGGTGTAATTACCCGCTGCGTTCACTTTAGATTTCGTTGCCACGGTCAACACTCCATACTTCAGTTTGACGCTTAAGTTTCGGCCAAGTGGCCTCGGTAATAAACGATTTGTCCAATACTAGCAAATGATTTGTGGGCTGCGCGGTATAACGACCGTTGTCTAACTTGACGAAGTAGAACTCCTTGCCCTGCTCCGGCTCCTGACTGAAACCATCCAGCATCGGGATTGCGGTGAAGAGGTAGGTACCGGTGTGTTCTTGGCGGGAACGTAGCCGGGTCTTGATACGGGTCCCTTCGAGAAAGGGGTACTCGGTCGTGCTGAAGTGAATGCCGTAGCAATCCCAAGTCTGTGCGTCGGCGGGGTCCCAAGGGGTCCCTGTGATGGTATGCGCCAACTTGTGCAGCGGGACGTTCCGGTATACCGCGCCGCATTCCAGCATGACGTGGCAACCCCAAGTGCGACCGGGGTGGGAAACCAGACCAAACCACGCAGCCCGTAGCCAGTCGGCGTTGCCAAAGGTGTTGGGCTCAACGTAGCAGTACGTGTGCCGGGGTAGGGGTCCCGCGCCGGTATGTAGCATAAACAAAAGGTAACACAAGTGGGTAGCGTTGCAAAAGTGGGGTGGGGGCCTGAAAGTGAAATGTGCAGATGGGACCCGTTGCGCCACCCGTCGATTTGCGTGCGTCCCGTGTGTCGTCATTCGTCTATTGGCGCTCCGCGCAACGTCTCGCTAGGGACCCACGACCACGCGCCCACATTCGCGCCCATTACTTGCGCCACCGATACCAGTAGCAGCAGCAGCGGTACAGATTACTAGTCACAATTGCATAGCATTGGCGCGTAGCATTTAACTGTTGACATAACAACCTGCTTGCGTTAATCTGTAGTCGTTCGATAACTAAACAGGAATTAGCACACATGATCCGCATATCCACTACATCGAAGCTTGACGGGGTTCGCTCGTGGTCGCTTCAGGCTCGCGAGACTTGTCCCGGCTCTTTTGGTTCTGACGGTGAGCTTGTCCCGGCATGCGTTGGTTGTTATGCCGTTGGTGGCAACTACCGATATCCGAACGTTAAAGAGCCGCGCATAGAAAACCGGGAAGACTGGAAGCGCCCGGAATGGGTCGCCGATATGGTCGCCGCGTTGCGTAACGATAGGTTTTTCCGTTGGTTTGATTCGGGCGATATGTACGCGCTCGCGCTCGCCGAAAAAATTTATCAAGTAATGGAAGCGAACCCGGATGTTCGGCATTGGTTGCCTACCCGAATGCACAAGTTTCCGAAATTCGCGGATGTGATCAAGCGCATGCAAGCGCTGCCGAACGTCATGGTTCGCCCGTCATCCGATAGCGTTACCGGAGAATATGTACCGGGTATTCACGGCTCGACCATTGTCCCGGCTATTGATCAAGTACCAACGGGCGCGACGTTATGCCATGCCGCCACCAATGCCGGGAAGTGTGGCGCGTGCCGTGCCTGTTATGACAAGTCCGTAGCCGTCGTCGCCTATGTAGCGCACGGGCGCAGCATGATGAAAGTAATTCGCGAACAGTTAGCCGCCTAACCAACAGGGAGAACTAGCACATGATCACGTATCGACAATTTCGTAGCCTAGTGAATCGTGAAGTAATCCGTCAGTCTGGCATGGGACTAGAGTGTCTCGCCGATTGCGATATATCGGACTATTGGGATTCTGATTTTACTGATCAGGAAGCGCAGGACGCGGCCATCGAATGCGCCCATATGGTACTGGCCGAAAACGATTTCCCAATGGATTGCATCGGAGAATAAGCACATGAAAGTACGCGCCAATAGTTGGTATACCTACCGTCCTGCGCTCATCGACCAATGGAACGCATGCACTACGCTACGACCGGGCGACCGGGTACAGGTAAGAAAAGCGCCCGGATGTCCGCCACCCAATACCATGGGCCATGCTCACGTTTACGACGAGACCGGGAAGCTGCGCGGCCTAGTTCACACGGCTAGCCTGACGCGCTAACAAGTTTTCGGTGCTAACACTCAGGGGGCTTCGGCCCCCTCTTTTTTCTCAGGCGTGACATCTATGGTTATGCCGCGCTCCAGTATTCCGGCGAGTCCGGTCAAGATTTCGGTGCGCTGCTGAATTTCAATCGGGCCGCCGTCTTTGCCGGTTAGTTCTACCTGTTGTCGGTCGCTCCACCCTAATCGGGCCTTTGCCAAAAAGATTGCAGCGGTATCGGATCCGGCAATCGCCCGTTGAGCGAGCGACCCTACTACGTCGGTCATCATTCGGGTGCGACCGTGTTTCATCTCGTCGTCGTAGTGTTCGCTCAGAGTTTCGGGCGATACCTTCAACGCTTCGCATACTTGCCTGACCGTGAATCCGGCTAGGGACATGGTGGCGACGGTCTGGGCAAGTGTCGGGTTCGGGTGCGTTCCCTTCGGTCGTCGCCCGTCTTTTGTGTCCGTTACGTTATTAAGTAACGCTTGGTCGCCTTTCGCTCTAGGATCGGTTTTAAGCGGTCGGTCTGCCACCCCGCTACCCACGCCTAGGGTCTGTGTCTCCGTCGCCTCTAATGCCTTCTCCGTCATCTTTACGCGCTCCTTCGGTTCAGCCCGTAGCCTGTGGGTATTGTGCCTCCGGCAAAACATAAAAACAATACCGAGTTCGATAAATTCTCTACCATAAGAACTAATTAGAACGAATTCCGGTGATGTAAGTCGTTGATTGTCATAGATAAATACATTAAAAAAAAATTAATATCTATATACCCTCCTATCCTTTTCCTACTCTACCCCCTTGTGTTGTTTCATAGTTTTTCTTTGCTCTTTTTTCCCCTTATGTTCCAAACAATAACTAATTAATTATTCCGACTCCTTACTTTTCAATGACTTACAATTAATTAGTTCATTTGTTCTTAAAAGGATTTTATCGATTCGCAAAACAGTCATAAGCAACTAAGAAAAATCAGGACATACGATTTTCACCCCTAATTTGCAAAAAATCTCTTGACTTGACGGTTTTTCTGGAAAACAATAGGTCGTTTTTCTAACCATGAGGAATTTAAATGTTATATTTTAAGGCCCTAACTCAAATAAATTCACCGGCAACGGCTAAGCAGGTGTTCGACAAGGCCAAAGAGATGGCCCCTCACAAGACGCGAGACCTACAGACCGTTCGGGCAGCGTTGGCCTATCTGGTGCGGACTAATCGTGCCATTCGTGTCGGGCATGGACAGTACCAAGCCATACAGACCAACGAAAACGAGGTGATCAAACTGGTCGCAGAGAACCAGAGGCTACGGGAGAGACTGCGGACGCTCGCCAAGGCCTTCATGGTCATTATCGAGGCGAACGGCTACCAACTTAAAGACTTCGAGGGCTGATCATGTACGAGATATACGGCAGATATAGAAACCTGAAACCTGTGGACATCGAGGAATGTCCGAAAAAAACTGACAAGCTCGTTTGGCGACGTTTAAACGATCAGGGCAAGCGCTACACCATTTTGGAGGCGCGGTGCGATATGAATTTCTCCGACTTATTTCAATCGGTGCGGGAGCTGCGCCAAGAGGTCGCAGAGTTGCGATTGAAACTCACCGAAACCCGCAACGAACTGTCGGACTTGAAGCGCAAGGTCTACGGTTCATCCACCTGATGGTCACTCCCTCATGTCGCAGCATGGGGGTATTGACTAACACAAGCCGCTTGAATTACCTTCGACAAAACGAACAAACCCACCCACCATTAGTTAGAACGGACGGAGAAAGCACATGACCGACCCCGACATCCAAGAGCTTGTTGCTCGCCTGAAGGACTTTCTCGCCTACTGCGACGACACGAGCTTACCCCGCCCCGCCGGTATCCGGCACGAATCCATACCGGCAACGGAGCCAGAGGTCGCATGAAGAACTTTAAATGCGCTGACTGCGGCAAAGAGTTCAACGAGCCGCTGCATATCCACGAAAAGGAAATGATCGACTACGGCATCGGTCGCCAATGGGTCACGCTCTGGGAGGGCGACGTTTGCCCTGCTTGCGAAAGTACCAACTGGGCCGACATTCCAGAGCCTGAGCCAGAAAACGAGGAGTCCGTATGAACAATTACATTGTGTTGTATCGCACAGAAGAAATCATGTCCCCCTTTGACCCGCCTTTTGGGTTTGAGTGTGAGGCCGACGATGCTGACCACGCTGAAGAACAATGTTTAAACGCATACCCCGATAGCGGGGTGGTGTGGGTTATCGAAGGCGACGATTACCTCAAAGCCTTGGATCAATACTGGCATGAGAATGAAGTGATCTTATAAACCACAAAGGAGATAGCACAGATGAACAACAAGCAAAAAGCAGCGTTAGAAACGATTGCCAATTTTATCGAATGGTATTCAAGCAACGAAACGGAGCGCGACCGACTGTGGGAAGCGGCGTGTGATTACGTTGAGCAAGACCATGTGCTGACGGATGGGGAGGCAGCATGAAAACATACGATGTGACCATCAGGGCAACGATTTATAAGACGATCAGGGTGGAGGCTGAAAACGAAGATGACGCTTATGTTGAGGCGCACGAGCGGTTTTCGGTGATGCCAGACGATAGCGAACGGTACGAAGAAGAAACGATGGATATTGAAGAAGTGGAGGCCGCATGAACCCCAAAAAAAGCAATCGCCACCGATTCGACCCTGTTCCGCAGAACCAAAAAGACGCGCTGACCCTTGCTTTGAAGCTTGGGATAACGGCAACGAACGAACTGGGGATGAACCAATGACCCCCACCGACTACGCTTTGGCTGAAACGGCAGCGTACGCCCTGCTTGTCTTTGCCGCCGTTGTTTATCTCTCTAGGAACCGTCTATGAATCAGCTCAATTTAAATCGAATCCATCTATCCCGCGCCGTCTGGCATCGCATCTTTGAACACGCGGAGATGCTCTCTGCTTGCAAGGCTGAGATTATTTCAGAGGCGCAAGAACTGGACCGGCTACGCCCGAAGGCTCTGTACAACACCGGCTCCATCTCAGCGGCATCGGTGTGGGCTTTGACGGCTACGGCCTACTACTTTGCCCCGAAGGTAATCGCGGAGGTCGGCACCTTTATCGGTCGCTCCACAAGCGCGATGGCTCAAGGCTGCACTTACTCTGGGACGTTCTCCACGATTCACACCTGCGACCTGTCGAATGATATTGACCTGTCGGATGCGATGCCTTTTTCGTGGGGCGAGGCCGCGCTCGTTCAGTACCCCAAGCAAAGCTCTACGCAGATGTTTAAATCGCTTGCTGACGAGAACGTAAAGCTTGACCTGCTGCATCTGGACGGGCGCTTGACCGACGAGGACATGGCCCTACTGCCGCAACTTGTCAAAGACCAGACGCTTTTTACTCTGGACGACTTCGAGGGTCTTGAGAAGGGCGTTGCAAACGCACAACGGCTCATGCACACCTTGGGCAACGTCGCCCACTTTCTGATCTATCCGCCTGAGCGCGACACCTTGGCTCACTTTGGGCTGCGGGACGGTTGCACGACCGCGATGTTGCTTCCGCGCTGCCTCTTTCAGATCACGGTGCAATAACCATGAAACGCGAAAAACAACTGGCTGAATTTGTGGATCGTCTCATTGAGGACGAGATCCGGGCGGTCTACCGCAAGGTCTACGGGCAGGGCTTTTTCGTGGGCTTCGTAACGGCTCTAGTCGGCGCGATGGTCTTTTACGCCATCACGACAGGTGCTTGAGCTTGTAAAGCGCTGACAAGTAATGCCCCACAATCTCGTCAATGATGTTCTGGATCGCGCTTTCCTCGGCGTCGCAAAACTCAAAGCGGCCTGTGGCGATACGGTCGAGCTGATCTTCCAGAAACTCCACGAGGTCGCGGTTCCAAGCTCAGGCAAGCCCTCGTAGAACTTCTGGGTCGCCTTGTGGACGGCGTACGACGGCGTATTTAAATGCACCGAATGGGCAACGTCCCTTGCCAAAAAGAGAAGGCCCACGAAGTCAGCGGCTTTCATGCTCATGGCAATAGCCTACCCCGAGGGCTGCGGAATTTCAAATGGGGGGCTTGCGTTGCCCCAAAGACGGGCATACACTCAAGCCGATTGGTTTAGCAAATCGTACATACAAATAACTAGGAGAAGCACATGAACGGACGAAACGATGACCCTCGCCAGATGAACGACGAGGAGATGATGCAAGAGCTGGACCGAGCGATGGGTGAGTTCTTTGCGATGGAAAAGCAACTGGAGCAACAACTCACGCAGACCAGCGCCAAGACCCTACAGGCGTCGGCCAAGGCGATGGATCACTTCATGGGATTGCTGTTTAAGTGACATGGCTCCGTTCCCTGACTTTCGGGAGCTGCGGGGGATTGCGCCCAAGGCCACGGTTCGCTGCGAGGTGTGCGGTACCGAGCATCGGGGGCGTTGCCATATGTTCCGCAAGAAGCCATACAGGAAAGCCCCGCCTCAAGAAACCCGCCGCTACAAAGAGGCCGCGAAGTTACATCAGCAGGTGGCCCGGGCGCGGTGGTGGATCAAGCAACTGACGGAGGCAGTCGATGAAGCAAGAGATTCCGGTGGACTCGGACGAGCGCGTAAGCCGCCCCCCGTTGCCCAAGAGCGAAAGAGAGTTGCTCGTCGAGCAGATCGTGGCGATGCAGCGGCAAATATATCTGATGGAGCGAAAGTTAAATGAGATGGATCAAAAGGAAATGGCGTACTTTCAAAGACCGCCTTCTCGTTGATTACGACTGGCGATGGGTACCGCCCCCAAACTACCGATGCTCGCGTGGCAAGCAGAGCGATTGCAGATATGGAGATTACTGGTGAGACACAAAGAGTACATGGTGGATCGGCTGCACGATGAGTTGGAGCGGCTGCGCACCGAGACGGCGAAGCTCAAGGCGGACTTTGAAAAGCAAGAGCGTGAACGCGAGCGGGGTGAGATTTTCTTCGCTCTTTTCATGTTTGGAGCGGGGCTCTTTTTAGGATGGGCATTGTTATGAAACTAGAAGTGTGCATCGAAGGCGTGAGTGCCATTGTCCGGTCGGAGCTGAACGAAACGCTCAAGTGCCTTCAGGATGATTTAAAGCGCCGCAAGAAAGGCAACAGCATTGCGATCTTTCACATGGACAAGGACGAGGACGTTGCCGAATTGCAGCGGCACATTGATGCGATGAAGTTGGTGCTGCGTTATTACGGAGAATGAAATGAAGAATCATAAAGGTGTTTTTCTGCACATATTTGAGGATGAAGAAGGTGAATCTGTTATCAATTTTCAAGCGGAATTGCTTGGGATTGCGAACAACGTCGCCAGTCTTCAGCTTTACTCTTGGATTGACGGATTTCCAACCAAAGTCATTGAGATGCCGATGAAGGAGTTACTCTCCAAAAACATCATTTTTTATGACAACGAAAAGAAGTGGCGCGACAGCGCGGACTATTCTTGGAAAGCTAAATGACCCGCGACGACGTTATCAAATTGGCAGAAGGCAAAGGTTACAGAGCCAAGCCCTGTGTCGCAGACGGCATGATGGCGGTCAATGTCGGCAAGGCTGAGGACACCAACGAACGTATGCGTCTGACCGATTCGGGACAGTTGCTTGTGGTGGATGAGGGCTGTTACTGGCAGGTCGGGACGACTGATGAGTGGGCGAAGCATTTACAGGAGCAACCGCGATGACCAACGAAGAACTAGACAGATTGTGGTTCAAGGCGATGCACCAATCTGTTGAAGAAGACAAAGCATTTATTCGTTACCACTTCGCCGCCCTTGTCGCTGCCGAGAAAGACAAGGAGATTGAACTACTGCGGGCAGACGCGAAACGATTAGATTGGTGCATTTCTGTCTTGCACTCTCAACGCAAAGAAGATTCATATCTGGTAACTGATACTGGGTGTGGTTGTTGTGGTGGAGGGAAATACTTTGATTGCAGTATTTCTGGGCGAGACGCTATTGATGCCGCGATTCGGGCGAGGGGGGAGACATGACTGTTGAAATCGTGTCTGAATATTGTTTGCTGCTAATTGTTGTGTGCTTCACCCTGTGCTTCATTGCGTTTACGGCGTTTCTAACGTCATGCGTTGCCCAAATTCTAATGGCGGGGTTTGGGGACTGGATGGAGGCAAGGAAAAAAGCGATTCGGGCGAGGGGCAGCGAGTGATCTCGACTTTTGTGTTCTTTCATGTGGGTGAGGACTTGTCGATGCCGACCAAGATGGTGGGGTCGTTGAAGTCCGTGATGCCAAGCGCTGAAGTCATTCAATGCTCTGACGAGGCCACGCCTGAAGTGAAGGGCGTGAATGAGGTCAAGCGCAGCAAGGGCGATGCGTCAGAGATGATGTACTGGCGCACAAGAGCGTTTGCCGAGGCCAAGATCACCCGCCCTGCGATGTACATTGATTCCGACATGATCTTTGTGCTGCCTGTGAATCCGGCTGCGTTATTGGCAGAGCGTGAGGTGATCTTCTGCCGCCGGTCGTTTGATCGGGACGCGGGGTTCAACGGTAAGCAGCGCGACGGGATGTTTAAACAGTACGATGGTATCCCGCTTGGGGTGTTGTACCCCTACCTTGGCTGCGCAACGATCACCAAGAACTACCATGCTTGGAAGGGCATGGCTGTGCTGATGGGGCTGATGAACCGAAACCTGCGGTCATGGTACGGCGACCAAGAGGCGCTCAAAGTGTACTCGCAGATCTTGTACCCCGAAGCCGTAGGTGAGATGCAGGAGCTGGACTACGCCTGTCTACCGGATAAGGCTCCGGTGGAGCATGTCCCTCACATCATGCACTTCAAGGGTGCGGCCCGTAAGCAAGCCTTTCTGAATTCGTTTTAGGAGACAGTAATGGAAGAGTTTGACTATTTAAATATCCCCAAGCCCGAGAGCAGCGAAGAGGTCTGGTGCACGATTGGGGAGTCCGGGGAACTGGATGTGTTCAACTGGGACTTCGTGGAGAAGCAGGCTGCGGTGTACGACAAGCACCCCGGCAACTTGCCCCGCGACAACGTGCAGATCATTTGCAAGCTCGCGGTATTAATTCGCAAGCAGACGATTTTCAATTGCATGGCGGTCTTGAGCAAGTACGCCGAGCACCCGCCTGAAACGACTGTGATCTTTATGCGCGAACCCGAGGTGAGCAATGATGAGTAAGGAAGACCCGACCCTGCGTGATTATTTTGCTTCGGCAGCGGTGCAGGGGTTGCTGGCGCGAGACGATCATTGGCACAACCCTTGGGACATTGCCCGTGATGCGTACAAGATTGCCGATGCCATGATGGATGTACGCGAAGAGCGAACGGAGCGGGAAGATGACTGACCCGTCGCTTCGGGTGTTTATCGGGTGGGATTCCCGAGAAGACATTGCGTATCAGGTGGCGAAGAAGTCGCTTGAGTTGTACTCATCCATTCCGCTCGAAATCGTTCCGGTAAAGCAAAACGATCTGCGCAAAGAGGGCGTGTATTGGCGTCCGGTTGATTCGATGGCATCGACGGAGTTCAGCCTCACGCGGTTTCTGACTCCACACCTCGCGGGGTATACCGGCTGGGCCTTGTTTTGCGACTGCGATTTTCTTTTCCGGGGGGACATCGCGACTTTGCTTGACTACGCCGACGGGGCAAAAGCGTGCTTCGTGGTACCGCACGACTACCGGCCTACCGAAACGGTCAAAATGAATAACCAACCGCAGCACGTTTACCCTCGCAAGAACTGGTCAAGTTTTATGTTCATCAATTGTCAGCATGAACAAGTTAAGAAGCTAACGCCAGAGATTGTGAACACGGTCACACCCGCGTATCTTCACAGGTTTGAGTGGCTGACTGACGATGTGATCGGGCATCTTCCGATTGCGTACAACTATCTTGAAGGGTGGTACACCAAGAATGACTGCCCGAATCCCATTGCCGTGCACATGACCCGTGGTGGTCCTTGGTTCAAGGACTGGGTGGATGTCGAATATGGCCGCGAGTGGATGGCTGTGGTGGCAACAATATGAAACTCACCAAGCAAGACATCATCAACAACGTCGAGAAACTTTTCAAGGCGAAGAAGTACGAAGACGCTTTGGACTTGTGTAACTACGGAATTGCCAAACATCCGTCGAGTGGGATTCTGTGCCGTGCGAAAGCCAAACTCTTGCAGACTATGGGTCGGTTTCGTGAGTCTATCAAAGCCTACTCGTTGCTGATTGATACGGGCGAGGCGCTTGCTGAGGACTACTACAACCGGGGCATGTGTTACTCGGAACTCCAGCAGTACGAGAAAGCGATTGCCGATCAGAACGGTTCGCTCAAGGTAGACCCGAAGTTCTACATGGCGTACATGCAGCGGGGTGCGAGTCAATGGGAGCTGCGGCGTTGGGATGACGCGCTGGAATCGTTCCGCAAGGCGCACGAGATCAACAGCACCGACCCCAACTGCCAGTGGATTCTGGGTTTGCTCTCGTTGCAGATGAACGACTTCAAGACGGGCTGGCCCTTGTATGACACCCGGTGGCAGAGCGAACGATTTAAATCGCCAAGGCTCAATACCGACAAGCCGCAGTGGACGAAGGAGAGCGGCGCCAAGTCGGTGCTGGTGTGGGGCGAGCAGGGCATCGGGGACCAGATCATTTACGGCACGTTGCTTCCGACTGTACGTACATTGTCCGGACAGATGACGGCGATGGTGGAGCCGCGTTTGATTCCGCTTTTCTCACGGTCAATGCCGGACATTGAGTTCATCCCGAACACCTCGCAGGTTCCGGCAGACAAGCACGAGACGCAGATTCCTTTTGCGAGTCTCGGGGCATCGTTGATTGAGTCCAAGGAAGACATCACCCGCTACGCCAAGCGTAACTTCTTGAAGGCGGACGACGCCAAGACGAAGGCGATCTGCGAAGAGCTTGGTATTACGGACGATGACTTTGTGGTCGGGGTGTCGTGGATTAGTTCAGCGATGAAGATCGGCCCTCACAAGAGCATGTCACTCGCAGAGATGATGCCGATCTTTTCGATACCGGGCGTGAAGTTTGTGAACTTGCAATACGGCCACGTCAAGCAAGATCTCGCGGACTTTGAGGCCAAGCATGGTGTGAAGATCATGCAGTCCTCGGTGGATTGCTGGAAAGACTTGGACGGTTTGGCAGCGCTTTGCTCAGCGTGCGATGTCATCGTTTCCATTAGCAGCTCCACGGTTCACATGGCTGGCGCATTGGGCGTACCCGTCATGCTGATGGATGCGAACAAGTTGTGGTACTGGGGCAACAAGGACGGCGACCGTAGCCTCTGGTACCCCTCGGTGCGGATCTTCCCAAGGGACTATGTGACTGCCTCTTGGAAGCCGCAGATTGAAGCCGTGGCGTATGAGATTCATGTGATGAAGAACGCATGAGCTGGTTCCCGACCGTGGCGCTGGCAGCATTGTGCGTTGCGGCATCGTGGCTCTTGGGCGGCGAACTGATTGATGCGGTGTTGTTGTATTTGCTTTTGATCTTGGTGGACAAAAACTAAACTTCTAACACAAGAGGGTTGTTTTATGTATGATAACGAGTCCCCGCCGGGTTCATGGAAGAAGGAACTCTCGGCTGCACCGTGGGGCTACGGACAGAACCAGAATCAGAAAGTCAGGGATGCCTTGGCGGCTGTTAGACAACGAGGCATGTGGACCGAAGCGTCGGTACTGGAGACAGAGATCACGACGCTCAAGGCAGAGATTGGTTATTTGATGGAGAGAATAGATGCGAGTAAGAGAGACAAATAAAACGACTGGGGCGATCAGGGAATACCTTGCTGAGATTGGACGCAAGGGTGGCTCAGCGGCAACGGGTGCAAAGAAGCGCCGTAGCCCGGACCATTACAAGAAGATGGTCGCAGCCCGTCGTAAGAAGCGTAAGGCCAAAGCAAAGCAGGCGAAAGCAGATGAGTGATCCGGTCAACCACCCTGAGCACTACCAGCAGGGTGGAATCGAAACCATTGACTATATCCGTGCGGTGCTGGGCAAAGAGCAGTTCGTGGCTTATTGCGTGGGCAACGTATTGAAGTACGCCAGCCGCCCGAAGAAGGGCAAGTATGCAGAGGACTTACGCAAGGCCGCGTGGTATTGCAACCGCGCTGCGGACGAACTTGATAAGGCATCGAAGGTCTGATACAGTTTGATTGTGCTATCTCCTGTTAATGACGGGATTGGCCCCGGATTGAGCACTCCCTCTCCGGGGCATTTTTTTACCTGCGTACTTTGTATACCCGCCGCTCACGACCGGGGCCGTTTGGCTTAATGATGTCCTCCATGATGTCGCCCGATTCCAAGAGCGTATTGAGATACTCGTTCCGATCCCGAGCCTTCATGCCTTGGCAAGCCTTGGCGAGTTGAGTACCGCTCATACCTTCTTTGCCTGCATCGCGAATGAGCTTGAGGATTCGCTTGTGCGCGGCTTCGATTTCGTTCTCTGCCACCTCGCGGTACATGAGTTCAGCGGTGTAGTTGAATGACCACCGCGCAAGATCTGCACCCATCTTCATTACTTCAAATGTAATGACAGGGGTATGCGGGTTACGGGCGATGGCTTCGATCATGGCGAGCTTCACCGAGATCTCTGCAAAGCGCACCCAGAGATAGTCTTTCTTACGAGCGCATTGAATCTGCCATTCCTTGAGTTTGTTGTACTCGTCAAAGGCATCGTCTTCCCACTTAACTTGGATGGGTACGACATCGGAACTCGCGACGTGCTGAATGTTTGAAAGATTACCGATGCCCACGGGTACCACCGATGCTGCTTCAATGACATCGCGGATGATGTCTTCGGGTGGGCTCTGTCCGCCGTCGGGCACTTGGCTGTCGGGGTATTCCTCGAACGAAGGCATAAGCAGAATGCGGCTCATGGTGCCGTTATCCAGCATCTCAAACGTTAGTGCCTTGGTGAGCGACGAAGGCGTCGTGGTGCCAAAGAAGTTGAAGTTCGGTTGCTTGATGTCAAGACGCTTACGGTCTTTGTTGTCGGCGTACTCTTGGCCGTGATAGGTGCCACCGCTGCTGGAGTAAATCTCAAGCAAAGTCTTGATGATGTCGCGCTGATGACCCGCTGCATTCTTGGCAGTCAAGCTTTGAAGGTAGAGGCCCATCTCATCAAGGTGGGAGATGCGCGAGGGGAAATCGTGCAGGGTGCGTAGAATCGCAACGCCTGATGAGAAGCGGTCGCCTGAGATGTAGTTGCTTAAGTTTGCGTCCTCCAGAATCTTCTTGACCTTCTGACGCGAGTGATCTTTACCGGCACCGGGGGTGGCCACCGCAATGGAGAAGATGTTGCAACGGGTGCCAAACGAACTCATTGCGTACCGTCGCCCGAAGATTGCGCCAAACATGCAGATGGAATTCATCAACGCAAAGGTCGGCTGCGGTTGCTGGGAGCATGACAAAATCCAGCGCGTGACGCGACCCACGAGCGAGGGGCTTTCAAACCATTCGTTCGGGAAGTTGGAGCGGTTGCTCTTGGTGAACTTCTTGGTTTCGGTGAGTCCCGTCAGATCCACCCGCACTTCTTTGGTCGGATTCAGATTTAAATGCGGCGCAGGTACCCAGCCGTTTTGCTGAGCAAAAAAGTAGAGCGTACCGGCTCCGATCTTGGAGGGCGGCGACTTGCCGTAGTGATCCCACCGCTGCCGTGTCTCAAGGCTGTTGTACTTGCCGGAGGCTTGTGACCACTGGTCAAACACGATGAAGCCTTTGCCTTCGGTGGCGCAGTAGACGGCCATACCGATGCGGTTCCAATCGTCCCAAGAAAGATCTGGATTGGGTACAAACTTGAGTGCATCTTGAACGGCAGCGAGTGTACCCGTGAGGCCCTCGATGGACGTTCTCACATCCTTGTCAGGGATGATGGTTTGCTGGAGCCGCGAGCGTCTCAGGTTGGGCGGCAGGGTTTTGTACGCCGCCTCGCAAGCCTCCAGCACTTGTTGGTGCGTCACAAGAGGCAACGACTCTAGCGGTACCTCGTGCGGCGCAGAGAAGGGCCACTGGTACGGCTTACCCGTCTCGGGGTGTATGGCATAGGCAACGAACTGTTGACCAACCCCAAGCACTTCAATCGGGTGTAGGCTGATCTTGGAGAACGGCTCGTTGGTGCGGTACAGGTACAACGCCTTGGGGGATTTGCCGATGCGTACAAAGTCGGTCTTGCCGAGTTTCTCTTGGATGGTGTTACCGACCGCGATGGCAACGGATGAATCAAGCACATCGACATCAATGGCAACGACCTTGCCGGTCAAGATACCGACGCCTGCATCGGGCCACTTCTCCCAGATGTCAATGTGCGAGCGTGAACTATCGACCGTCGTCCAGCGTGGCATGTCAAACCACTGGCCATTGTCATACCGTCCGGGCTTCTTGGTCCCCGGCATAATCGGAACAATGGTGTAGCCTGCATCCAGCAGCTTCGCACCATGCTCAAACATGAATTGATCAGACATTGACGACTTGAACCTCTATGCGCTCTTCGTTGTCGTACTTCTTTGCAGCGACGAGTTCACACACGGCTGCGTCATCGTCAAATACGACTTCGTTCAGCGCGTCAAGAACTGCTTTAACGATATTGTCGAGGTCGGGTCGGGAAACGTGCCATCCCGTTTTGGTCTTATGGGAGAAGTACGCCGTGATCGTAACCTTGACAGGACCTTCTAACACGGTCTTGCCTATCATCGCAACTTGTGCAAACGACTTGAGTGCTCGTTCGTAATCACGAGTCTTTTGCGGTGTGTACGTCACCACACCACCGGCCTTGGTGCGACCGAAGCGCGGACGGGATTTACCAATGGGTGTGCCATGGAACACGATGTCAATCATAGGGTTACTCCAAACTCTCGCTTAATTTTTTGAGCGTGATCTTTTGTGGGCCGCAGGGAATCCTTGATATAGGCAGCAAGGGTATTGCGCGAAATGCCGATACGTTTCGCCGCCTCTTGGATGGTCAAACCCCTGCGCACCAAGGCATCGTGCAGTTTAAACCCCGGCCCTACTGAGGCGACCGAACGAAGGTCTTGCACTTTCACGGAACCCTTGGTTTTCCGCAGGATTATGGCCACCCACTGGGGCGACGGAGCACGGCTACCCGCAAGCCATCTTGTGACAGCGGTACGGGTACACCCGACCAAGGCAGCAAACTGCTCCTGTGTCAAGCGCTTTCGTCTCATGTATTCATTCAGCGTCATTGATCCTCCAAATTGCCCCCAACTTGGGTGACATATTGCCACCCCTTGCATTCCGTCACAAGGGGGTATAACCTCTCAATCACTGGCATTGTCCAGTCAATGTGGAGATGTAAATATGCGAAATGAAATTGAAATAGCAAATGATCTTTGGGCCGCGAAGCAGGCTGAGTCTGAAGCCAAAGCAAAGCGGATTGAATTGGAAGAAGAACTGATTGCTGTCCTCGGTTCCAAAGAAGAGGGGCAAGAGAAGCACGCTGTCGGTGATTACAAGATCACCATCGAAGGCAAACTCATCCGCAAGATCGACTGGAAGGCATTTGATGCTCACGTTGCATCGAAGATTCCGGCGTCCATGCACCCGGTGAGGATGGTGCGCGAAGTCGATGTGACCGGGGTCAAGTACCTCGCCAACAACGAACCGCAGCTCTATCGCCTCTTGAGCAGTGCGCTCACTGTTGTACCCGCTAAAACCTACGTCAAAATTGAATTGGGAGTCTAACCATGGCTATATCACTTGCTAGTCTCAAGAAGACTGGCACCGCTCGTCCGCCGCGTATTGTTTTGTACGGCACACACGGCATCGGCAAAAGCACCTTCGCGGCGCAAGCCCCGGAGCCTGTGTTCATCCAGACTGAGGAGGGCCTTGATGCTGTCTCTGCAACAGCGTTCCCGCTCTGCCAAAGTTTTGATGACATTCTGGAATGCATCGGCGTTCTCGCTGGAGAGAGTCACGACTTTCAAACCGTCGTTCTAGACAGCGCAGACTGGGCCGAGCAGTTGATCCAGAAGCGTGTTGCGCAAGACAACAACGTCAAGACTATCGACGCCATCGGTTACGGACGTGGTTATAAAGCCGCTGCCGATTACTGGCGACAACTGCTGGATGGGTTTGACCATCTGCGTTCCGACAAGAACATGCAAGTCATTCTGCTTGCACACTCGCAGGTTCGTAGATTCGATGACCCGCTGGCTGATCCGTACGACCGCTATCAGCTTGACCTGCATCACGGCAGCGCAAGTCTGGTCAGCGAGTGGTGCGACATTATGATGTTCGCCAATCAGCAGTACAGCACGGTGAAGTCGGATGTCGGCTTTAACCAGAAAGTTACCCGCGCCGTTGGGACTGGTAACCGTGTACTTTATACCCAAGAACGTCCGGGCTGGCAGGCGAAGTCTCGCTGGTCGCTACCCGACACCCTCCCGCTGGACTACGGCAAGTTTGCTGAAGCCCTCGGAAATTCAATGGCACAAATCGTAGGAGAGTAAAATGGCCAAGTTAAACTTTAACGCTTCAGAAGTCCCCAGCCAGCAAAGCGGTTACGAGCCGCGACCGACGGGCGAATACACCATGCAAGTCGTAAACAGCGACATGCGTACCACCAAGTCGGGCACCGGTCAGTACCTCTGGCTGGAGTTTGACATCCTGAGTGGCCCCGTGCGTGGTAAGTACTTTGAGAGGCTCAACCTTTTCAATGACAACGCCAAGGCCGTAGAGATTGCTAACCGGCAGCTCTCTGCGATCTGTAACGCTGTGGGTTTGGTTGCGCTTCAGGACTCTGAGCAGTTGCACATGAAGCCGCTCAAGGTCGTACTCAAGGTCACCGAGAGCAAGGACGGTTCTTTGCAAAACAATGCGAAGTACCTTCCGCTGAACGCAGCCCCGGCTGCTACGGCACCGGCACCAGCGGCTCCGGCGGCTCCGGCTGCTAAGCCTTGGGAACGTCACAAGAAGTAACAGGTAGGCACGGCACCTCAGGGTGTATTGATTAACCCCCTAGCTGAACCGCTCTGGGGTGTCGTGCCGCTTTAAATCATGGTCAAAATACCCGACTTGCAAGATCCGACACTGCTTGCGCTTGATGCTGCCTTGGAAGAGGCGCAGCGCAGCTCCCCCCGAATGTATCTCGGTGCCTCTAGCATTGGCGAGAACTGTGAGCGTAGACTGTGGCTCAGTTTCCGCTGGGCCAAGCAAGGCTTTATCGAAGCCGCTGGGCTACGCCGAATTGAAGATGGGCACCGGGGCGAAAAGGTATTGGCAGATTGGCTACGGTTAGTACCCGGAGTTGATCTTTCCACGGAAAAGGAACCCGGTGTCCAGCACAGTTTTCAAGACCACGGCGGTCACTTCCGTGGCAACTGTGACGGACTCATCACCGGTCTTTTGCAATCCCCAAAGAAACTTCATGTCTGGGAATGCAAGATCGTCAACGAGCAGAAGTTCAAAAAGGTTTCGTCGCTGAAGATCAGCAAGGGCGAAGAGAACGCGCTCAAGGAATGGGATTACGTCTACTACGCTCAGGCTCAAGTGTATATGCACTACTTCAAAGCCGAGCGTCATTACATGACTGTGGGCAGTCCCGGTGTGCGCGACATTGTAAGCATCCGCACCGAATACTCAGAAGGCGATGCCCAGAAGTTTATCGACAAGGCCAAGCGCATTGTCTTTGCACCGAGGCCCCCGAGTAAGATTTCAAACGAACCTGCATGGCACGAGTGCAAGTACTGCTCGTTCCATGGGCTGTGTCACAACGATGAGATGCCAACGCAGAAGTCGTGTCGGACTTGCATGTACTCGACGCCGTTGCCAGAAGGTACATGGAAGTGCGAGAAGCATGACCACCTTCTCACCGACCCGATGCAACGCGCAGGCTGCAACGATCACTTGTTTCACCCCAATCTTGTACCGGGAGAACAGACCGACTACGGTGAGGGCTGGGTGGAATACACGCTTAAAGATGGAACCAAATGGACAAACCGGAGCCGCTCGTAGAGGACGATGATGAATTCTCGTTTTCTGGAGAAGAGATGTATTTGATTCTGAAAGCATTGGATGTGTACGCGCACGCCATGCTGCTCAGTGATTCGACGACTGAATTTTTGAAAGTACAGACGCTGGCCAAGTACATCATCAGTAAGACACCCCGATCAGGATTGAACTCGTGATTACCTTACGCCCGTATCAAAACGAAGCCATTGACTATACGTTCAAGTACCTTGCTGAGAACGACGGCAATCCGCTGATCGTGCTACCCACAGGCACCGGCAAGAGCTTTGTGATTGCGGAGTTTTGCCGCAAGGTCTTGGCCAACTGGCCCGACAGCAAGATCGTGGTGGTGACGCACGTACGGGAACTGATCCGCCAGAACCATGAAGAGTTGATGCGTCTGTGGCCCGAGGCCCCGGCGGGAGTGAACTCTGCGGGTTTAAATCAGCGCGACTACGACCCGGCGATTGTGTTCTGTGGGATACAGTCGGTGCACAAGCATGCGACCAAGTTCACGAAGGTGGATCTGTGCCTGATTGATGAGGCGCACCTGATCCCGCGTAAGACCAACACGATGTACCAAAAGTTCCTAAAGACTCTGAAGGCGATGAACCCCCACCTTCGGGTGATTGGGTTGACTGCTACACCATATCGCTTGGACAGCGGGTTACTGTGCGGAGGCAGCGATGCACTCTTCACGGATGTGTCTTACGAAGCTCCGCTCTCGGACATGGTGAAGCA